AAAGACCAATCACCCATGCACCATTACCCATACTAATAGTGCGTGCAGTGCTCCCTGACATCGCGAAACCCTCACATGTCACGTTCTTATCATTGGCATCAAACGATCCTATTGAAGAAGTTATAAGGCCAGCATTGAGATTGTCCTGTAGTATGAAGCCTCCTCCAGAAGTGGTACTGTTAATTGCTCTAAGAAGTCTCCCATTCGAGGTCAGTGCAACTGTTGTGGCTGCAAAAGAGGTCAAGGCTGGACCTGCCGCAGCGAAGGTCATGCTCGAACTAAAGATAGCAGATGTGCCTGATATATTGATGATTGGTGTACTTGTCCCAGTCATCGTTCCTGTAAAACCAGTGCAGTCAAGATTCAAGCATGACCGTGTACTACTTACTGTAATAGTCACGGTACCACTATTAGCATCGATGAACGCATTATCTGAAGACGAAGGAACCGTCGCACCACCAGCAGCACCAGAAGACGTGGCCCATTTAGTGCCTACGGTCGAGTCCCAAGTGTTAGTACCACCTACCCAATAACGATCAGCCATCTAGTCCTCACGTTGTATCTATCCAGATGTCATTAGTTGCAGGAGATCCAGGTGCAGATGTGCCTACATGGATCATGCGTGTTGCAGCAGTGCCAGCATCACTGATAGTGCTCATCACCTGCGTGCCAGTATGGTTTGCACGTGCAAGTAGTGTTGCATCACTTGAGTTTGCTGTTGCACCTGTCGCAATGCCAGTAAGCTTGGTACGCTCAGTGGCGAGGAATGCTTTGTTGGTCGTACCATCTGTTAGCGTATCTGCACTCTGTGTACCTGTGTGGTTTGCACGTGCAAGGTAGTACGTACCTTCTTGTGCATCTAGCAGATCAGCATCGAGTCCACTGGTAGCACCATCAACTGTCTTAATCTTAGTCAGTACATCAGCAGCAGTGTATGCAGACGTATCCAGCTTGGTTGATGGTGTGATTGCACCCCATGATGTCAGGTCAGCATCATACGCTTGTACGGTAACGCCAACAGCATTGGTAATGCGCGCATCGGCAGCGGTATTAAAGTCTGAGATGGTGCTGGCTGTCTGTGTGCCAGTATGATTAGCACGTGCTAGTAGAGTGGCATCACTAGAGTTAGCAGTGGCACCAGTTGCAATGCCTGCTAATTTGGTCTTCTCTGTAGCAGTGTATGCTTTGTTCGTAGTGCCATCAGTGATCGTATCTGCGCTCTGTGTACCAGTATGATTGGCTCTAGCCAGTAGTGTAGCATCAGATGAATTGGCCGTGGCTCCTGTAGCTATGCCAGTCAGCTTAGTCTGTTCAGTTGCAGTGAATACCTTGTTAGTCGTGCCATTGGTCAGTGTATCAGCACTTTGCGTACCAGTATGGTTAGTACGATCAAGGTAGTATGCACCAGACTGTGTATCTAAGAAGTCTGCATCCAATAGTGAACCAGTGCTGTCTACAGTGAGCAGCTTCGCCAATACGTCAGCAGCAGTATATGCACTGGCATCTAGCTTGGCACTAAGCAGTATGCCACCATCCTTGATGACCTTACCAGTCGTACCACTGAACAGTGCAATCCTGTCATTGACTGAGCTGACTGGACCAGTGACATCTCCACCACCACCGCCTGCTGCTGTAGAGGTGATCGACAGTGTGTTGGCTGTATCATCATAGTTTAGAGTGATGTTTGATCCAGCTACCAGTAGAGAACCAACACGATCATCCACAGCCTCAGAAAAGTCAGTGATGTTGGATGCTGTATGAGTATGACTAGCAGTAGCAAATGCTGCTGAACTCAGACCATCCAATAGGTCAGCATCAAGACCACTACCAGCGCCGTCTACTGTCAGCATCTTGGCTAACACATCAGCAGCAGTATATGCTGCACTGGACATAAATGGACCAACTGTTGCGCCGTTCGTACGCAGGTACATCCCTGCCGTCGTTGTCCACAAGTCACCATTGTTTGGCGCAGTTGGTGCAGTGCCATGCGCCATGTTCAAGCTGGTAGTTGATGTCGTTGGTGCAGGTGCGGTGATAGGTGCAGCAGAGATGAAGCCACCAGACAGGAACGAGAACTTAGTCGTACCAGACATTGACATGTATACAGCGGACGTGTCACCGTATATACCCGTACCAGCAGCACTACCGAAACGCAATGACACAATGCTCGTAGAACCGTTGGGCAATTCCAACGATCCTGTCATTGTATCGCCGGTATCACTAACCTTGCCATTGATTGCAGCTTGAAGGGTAATGTCCTGACCATCAAGTGCACTTAGAGCAGCATCAAGTCCAGTGACTGTCGATGTTGCTTGTGTACCTGTATGGTTAGTACGGTTCAGGTAATACGAACCAGACTGTGCATCTAATAGATCTGCATCAAGGGTGGAGCCAGAACCGTCAACGGTCAACAGTTTGGTCAGTATCTGTGCTGCTGTGTCTGTAGCAGCAAGATCAACTGTTGTGCTGTTGATGTGGGCGTACATGCTTGTCGATGTTACCCAGACATCACCATTCATTGGAGTAGTAGGTGCAACTCCAGGCCATATAACCATTCCCGCTCTGCTGGTGGTACTTGGTTGGGTCCACAGCTTGGTACCAATTTGTACGCCGTCTATATCCATATAGAGCACATTAGTACTACCAATCTTGTGCTCGAAGTGAACTCCACCATAGTAGACACTTGAGGTGGCTGTCGCTGTATCAGCACCTATGTACAGGCTCGTACCAGATGCCATGACAAGGCTGCTTTTCAGGTTCAGCGTCCCTGTCATCGTGTCACCAGCTTCGTCCACGTATGCCCCACCGCCACCCCCAGTGGCAGCAATGGTCATCGTGTTGGCGGCATCATTGTATGTCAGCGTAACATTGGTGCCCGCGACCAACAGTCCATTGACACGATCATCAACTGCCTCAGAGAAGTTAGTGACATCTGCTGCTGTATGAGAATGTGCTGATGGTGCAAATGTTGATGGTATACTAGTGAGTGAGCTATACGAGTGCGTGTGTGCATCTGGAGGGAATGTACTGGGTATGCTAGTGAGTGAACTGTACGAATGCGTGTGCACATCGGGAGGATATGTTGCTGGCTCTCCACTGATGTCAGCCCATGCGATAGGTACAGTGGGAGGGAATGTAGCTGGCTTACCTGTAATGTCTGTCCAGTCAACTGCAACTATTTCAGCAGGCTCAGGCAGTGCACCTACATATGAAGGCACCCACTGAACACTATCCCCATCATTGTAGTAGATGTACATATTGCCTGATGAAGACTGCCACCACTGCTGCCCAGGTGAGAACGTGCCAACAGGAACAGTGTCACTGATGATAGGCAGCATCGTAAGGATAGTGCTAGTCGTATCAGTGATGATTACCAACTTACCAGCAGCTACGTCAGCATCATACGATGCACCAGACGTGAATGTCTGCGTACCCATAGCCCATGAATACTTATAGGCATCCTTGTACACTACATCATTGGCATAGTAGACAGTTGCAGTGGTCCACATGCCGCGTGGCACGAGTACCTGATCAGCACTAGCCCAGTACGTAGGATGTGCAGTGCGGTCTTGCAGGAACGTGGTAGGTGCAGCAGCAGATGTGTGACTGGTAGAACAACGCCATAACGAGTTCATATCTTGATCAACGATCAGTGTACCTACCGCGTAGGCTGTACTGTTAGTCCATGCACCATCAATCGTGATACCACTAAGACCTAGAGCAGCATCAATGAGCTGCATGTTCAGGTTGGCGTCATCTCCCCAATTAGGAAAGTTGAACTCTAACAGTCCGAGCTTAATGTGAGGTGTATGACTCCAGACAGCACCAGTCATGTGATCACCTGCGACTTATGATAATGTAGGGATACTGCATTGACTTGAAGAGGCAATACACTACTGCCGGCAAAGCGAAGCCTGAACAGCTTGCCATACACAGGGATGCCACGTAGCCACTCTTGCCTAGTGTTGCGACCACCACCGTATGGTTGTGTACCTGCACCGAAGCCAGGTGCGTCCTGTCCTATGAATACAGTAGTGCGATTGGGTATCAGAGCGAATGACTCGAAGTCAGTACGAATACTGTCCGTATAGATGGAGAACTCGAAGTCACTGCTGCCCTCAGTATCGAATGAGACGATCTCGATCTGCTTGTTGGTCTTACGCTCCTTGAAGTCAGTCCATGCTGTCTCCATCTCCCAATTGATAGGAAAGCCCTTGAACACTTCCCAGTGGCTACGAGTAGCGACAGCTTCACGGTACTGCTTGAACGTGCCACTGCTAGGAGACGTGTGCGATACTAGACATAGATACACAACTCCAACATCAAGCAGACGATCTCCTGCTGTGTATGCAGTACTGACAGTCCATACCTTCTTAGTGTAATCACCTACCTTATCAGCAGAGTACTTCTCCGTATTGTTACCGTATAGATACACACGACCGTTCTTACCGAAGAAGAGACGGTTAAGCTGACTGATAGCACCCCAGTCATAGTCCATGCCGCGGAACCGTGTCCATCTAGTGATCTTCAGTCTGCTATTGTACTCGTACACGTACACAGGGCTTTCATCATTCACTGGCTTAACTTTAACAGCAGTGCCACCGAATGACAGGTTCTTGCCTGTGGGGTATGCATCACACTCGATTACTAGAGTGTTGCTGTCATGCACAGCACGGATCTTCCTGCGTCCATTGATGATTGATGCAGGTACAGAGGCATCAGTACCAGTAACAGCACCACTGATATCTATGTAGTCTCCTGCATCCACGATGTGAGAAGGATACGTTAGGAAGCACAGGTTATTAGCCTGCAATGTATCACTGACAATGACCGGATCTTCTGGCATCGTGTACTCGATGTCACTGTACTTAGGAGCGAACAGCATGTAGCTACGATAGTTCACATCCCAGACGGCGAATACCCTGTAACGCCTATCGTCTTCGGACAGCCGTGCAAAATGACGAAGCATGACGGGATGCACGAAGTCGGATATAGTGGTTGGCGTATACTCACCTGAGGCTTTGGATATCTCCAACGAGTTGATGCCATTGAGTCCTGCACATAGGAGGTCATTCCCCAAAGAGATAATGGAAGCATGGCTGAAGGTTCCAAATTGAGCAACATTGTCTTTGAACTCCGGCTTGTGCAAAGGAGGCACGGCTGTATTGAAGATAGCCAGCGTACCTAGCAATGCTCTGTCATTGAAGCCTATGAACACACGACTACGGATGACATTGGCACCTAGTATGGTCGTGTCCACAGACTGCGTGACCATGCCTATGTCGATCTCTACGGCATTGCCGGTACTGCCACCACCATGCTGGAATGTGCCTACTGTATTCTCGGCACTGATATCTACCTTCGTAGCTCCGTACTCAGTAGAGATGAGCAGCACGAACTGATCAGCAGCAATCACGAAGTCGGCACGCGGGATGTTGACGTTCGATAGGGTAGCTGCATCCACTAGATAGTTAGCCACGAGGCCATTGATCTCTAGTGGCTTATCGTTGATAGCACCGTTCACGCATATCATCTTGCCACGCACAATCTCAGCAGAGATACGCTTGCATGGTCCCCAAGGATTGAGTGTCAGTGCAGCAGCCTTAGCAGCATTCCATACCTGTGTGATCGTTAAGTTCCTATCGATAGCAACGATCTCTCCAGTGTCAGTGAATACGAACAGATTGTCCTTATAGTAGCGACCAAAGATGTCCTTGCCACCAATCATGTGATTATCAGCTACGTATGAGATAGTAACGGACACACTGGTAGCTACCGTGGAGCCTGCCTTTCGGACATATATCCAATACTCACTGGAGGTATCGACCTTAATACCATGATTGCCAATTACGGAGGCAGCGTCAAAGACTGTGCCGACTGTTGGTGACCATGCAGTGATATTGAGATGCATACCACTAGTGAGGCCATGAGCAGTCTTGGCAATCTTGATCCAGCCAGAGTTAGCAGTAGTGGTGACAGCTACTACTTGATCTGTCACCGTAACCTCAGTGCCTTGCTTCAGATCAGCGAACAGTCGTGTACCTGGGCGTATGGAGAACGATCCATCCGTCTGCCGTACGATGTTGTCACTGATCGTCTGATACTTGCTGGTCAGTGACTTATCACTATCAGACACATTCCAGCCACCACCGAAATCACGTATCGTAGTCTCGGTAAGATTAGTTGTCATAAGAATACCACTCAGATGGTATACTGCCGAACTGTGGGTTCACTTGATAGCTGGACTTGATCTCATTCATCTGGTGCATGTCTATCAACTCACTAAGCTGCTGCTTGAGTAGACCAACAAGCTCCATATTGATGCCAGACTTCGTAGCTAGTGCCAGAGCAGTGCCTATCACAAGGATGTCCTTATAGAATGGCACAGGGTCATCAAGTTCGAAGTCAGCATCAGTGAATATGCGTGCCTGCACGATTACATGCATAGCCTTGTGCGGCCATATCTGGAAGATGTACGGCACAGGAGCAGGAGTGATTGCTGGTCTATTGAACTGAGCAGGATTGGACAGTGCAGGAGCAAACGGCAGTGCGTATGTCTCCTTATCCTTGTACACTGCCAGTATGTTACTGAATCTATCAAGGTACGGGACCACAGATGACACGGGTCTACCAGTAGTACCATTGATATCAGTCTCAAAGATGTTCATGTAGTCACGCCATACGTACTTAGACATCATTGCTCTATAGAACATTGATGCATCTTGTACTATGGATGACTGTAAATGGATCTGTACGTCACGACCAGGTGCAAAGCGCATCTCATTTAGGACGCCATCAACAACGTCCTGCATCGTGAATGATGTTACGGCCACGATTACCTCCTATGAGAGTGACGGTAGGGGAGGAGGCCAAACTACCGTCACTCATGCGGGAATTTACAAGGCGTAATGACGTGCGCCGTGCAAATTGCCCTGCAATACTCTCGTAATGATCGTGTAAACACGGGCACCATTAGGAGCAGCATTAGGGGTGTACAATCCACGGGGGTCCGCGGACGTGGCTGTCTGTGTTGCTGTATAGAGAGTGATGGCACCAGCAGTAGGAACTGCATCATCCACCCACTCCTCATTCATCTTCAGCGTTGCGTACGGCAGACCGAACGACAAGCCAAAGCCAATGCTGAGAGTAGTGCTGGCTACGAGTGCTGAAGTGAATGTGTCCACTGTATAGAACGCTTTCACACCAGCCTTAGAGGCCGCACCCGTAGCAGTGATGTTCTCAGACATAGGCTGTCCAAGATAGTCCTTGCCATAGACAGTGACAACAGGAGTACCTGCACCACTGAGGATGATAGTCAGGTTGCGTCCGTATCTGCCCATCATGGTAGCAGGACGGAAGGTACTAGAGACAGCACCACCCTTCGTGACTGCTGTATTGATGCTCTGCACGTCCATGATGGCGTTCGTAGAGATAGTAGGTGGCGCACCGTATTCAACACGGACAATGCCATCCTGTGTAACGTCAGAAGCATAGAGCATATTCCCGACGTACGCATTAGAGCGACGAGGGAAGTAACTAGCATAGTCATGACCAGCGAGTAGCGGCATGGTTATTCTCCTTGCAGTTCAGCCAACATCTCATCTTCACGCTCATCATCAATCTCAGGCAGATCGATATTAGGCGTCATGCCCTTGATCTCACCTTCGTCATTGACTAGCGGGATAAGACGTACATTGGCACCAATGCGTTTCAGGTGGGCTTCATCCTTACAACGGATGCTATGTCCCTTACGGAACGTAACCAGATAGCCACCAGGTTCCTGCACAGTCTTGGTGCGTATACGATTAGCACCTTTGTCAAATGCATGGATCTTGTGCGGCATAGACTGATCGATCTTCCTGACACTGAATGCAGGACGGATCTTATCAGGCTCTGGCATAGCAACCATGTACTGAGTGGTATTAGATGTAGAGAGCTTCTTTGCCATCACATTAACACTACAGCGTGAGTGCGGAACATTCTCCACATGCACCACTGCCCTTGCCACTGAATGCGTTTGCCGATTGCGTCCATGTTCCAAGGAGCATTCAAGTCCTTGACCTTCATATTGACGCCACGTAGGATATGGAGACGCAGATACTTGCTGTTAATAAAGTATGCTTGGTTCACTGGGCAGACTTCATCATAGATCATGGGGACGCCATCATGAGCGACACCACCGAACCCGAGGTCTACCATCTCCTTGCCACCGCCTTTAATGTCAGACAGATTGATGACCAGCTTGTCGCGTACGGCAGCACGGTACGTACGTATCCAGTTCCGTCCAGCAATGATGACATCAGGCTTATCGCTATTCATGGACAGATCAAGAAGAACATCGTCGATTGCTTCTTCAATGTTGCTGCTGTCCATCGTGCCAGCGAAGTCGTAACTCGATGTACGGACCTGTGGCTCACCAGCTCTATCGACACCACCAATAAGCCCGACCGTTGGATCGTATGGGATGAGTGCTTCAAGTCCCAACGGATCAAGTCCAGCACCGGCACCGTAAAGGTACTCGGAGAACTTCTCTTTGATCGATTCTTCCAAGACCTCCATCTTGGCCTTGAGAAGCTTGAAGATCATTGCTTCACCCTTGTTCTCATCCTGCTCCTGATCAGAAATGATAACGGAGCCAACAACGCGACTCCAGGTGTAGCGCAGCGTAGTGAACTCATCCGTCTGTGCGATAGGAACGGTATTGTAATACTCAGTGGACGTGATGTTTGGGTTCCTACCGATGGTGAGTGGGTTAGTGATATCTCTACCACCATCTTCAAACTCGACGCGTTTCGTAGCGAATGCCCAAGCCATGAGAGCATTGGACATCAGGGAAGCCATGATGAGCTTCTTCCGTGACTTAGACAGCACGGAGTGCAGTACCGTGTTGAGTGTGGACATCTTCTACCTCATTGTGAGTCACGCAGAACGCTGTTGAGGATACTACTCCAATCAGTGTTCGGATCTGCGTACTCGGTTTCGGTTGTCATTTGCGAGCGACCACCGGAGGCACCATTAACCATAGGCGCTCTCCGGGTTTGAGGTGAACGTTGTCCGTTTCCATTCTGCTGCTGTGCGCGTGCTGTCTGGATTTGCGGTGCAAGTGGCTGTGAGAAGTCAAGACCATGCTTGGTAGCGAAGTTCCTGACTTCATGGTATGCTTCGACTGCGGAGAGTTGATGATTGTTCATCAGATTGGCTATAGCGTCTCCGTGTGTCTCAGCATCTGGGTAACGCATTACGAAACCTTCGTATTGACGCTGTGATTCTTGACGTGCCTGCTGTTGTGCAGCAGTCATCTGCTCCTGTTGTCGTTGGCCACGCGTTGCTTCATTAATGAGCTGTCGTATGGCACCCATTTCGAGAGCATTGCCTGCTGAGTTACCGAGTATGTCAGTAACATTGTGTCCCATTGCCAGCGTACGGGAGACAACCTCACGTGCAACTCCTACTGGATCTTTGTTCCAATTGGCAAGCAGTGCAACACCTTCATTGTAATCCTGTGGACTGATACCTAGCCTCTGCGGCAGTTCAGCTACTTCACGCGCTCTAGCTATCAGATCACCATGACGCTGCGTCTCATTACGCTGTAACTCTAGCTGTCTGCTGAGTGCTTGAGCTTGGCCAGCTTGTTTAGACATGTTAACCCAATGACGCGCAGCCTCACCTTTAGCAGCAATAACGCGGCCCTGAGAATTAACAATGTTTCCGGCCTTGTCGGCGAAGAGATGACCAACACGAGTGTATCCATTAGGGTTCTGAGGATCGATGGCTGTTCTGGATTGGTCTGGTTGTTCTGGGCGTTCAAGGGGAAGCTCCGGTTCTGGACTCGTATCTACTTCTTCAGTATCATCAGTATCCTGCTCTTCACCGTCCTCTACGTCAAAGCCTTGATCATCTTCATCAAGGAAGCTATCCTCTGTACCTTCCATAGACGTATCGATGAACTTGTCTAATTCAGCGGCATTGACATCAGGACCGGCCATCTCATTTCCTCACTGTACGGGCGGCTTCTTACCACCACCGTTGGATAGTTGCTGTAACTGACTTAGTATCTCAGGCAGGGGTATGCCCTCTGCTATAGCGGCACCGAACTTTACTCTTATTTCCTCAGGCATGGAAGCTATCATCTGCGACACCTGGTCGATCATGCCGCCGCCTCCACCTTGTTGTGGACCAGCAGGAGGTGCACCCTGTTGTGGCGGGGATGCACCTGCCTGTGGCCCCTGCGGTGGTGTTGGAGAGCCACCGGGAGGACCGCCAAGACCAAGTTGTTGTGCCATTGCTTGCTCTATCAATGCCCAGTCTTGTGGATCTAATACTAGCTCATCACTGTATGCTCTAGCAAACATCTTGAGAGCTACATAGAAGGCCAATGGGTTTGCTGCACCGAACTGACCGAGTACCTGGCCTACTTCTTGTGCCTGTGCTTTGCGTACCTTGCTGGTGGGCTTCAATGAGCTACCACCTGTGACGGTAAGACTGTAACTATCCTGTGCCTCACGTGCAGTCATAGCAGGAGGCCAATTTGCAGCAGCTTCCATACCAATTAGCTTAGCGACTTCCTCTTGTGACATAAACTGCAAGCATGTGCACAGTATAGCATAACCTACACGACCAATCTGCTCCTCAATGGCATCTATCTTTTCATCTAGACGCTGCTGTGTGCTGCTCTCATACGTGTCGATAGCCTTATTGGTCGTGTTCGTCTTGAACTCTACATTACGCAGCACTGCGGACACACCGGACACTCGATCGATCTGCTCTAGCAAGTCCTTCTTATCGAACAGTTGCTGGAAATCGGCAGCAGGAATGGGAGGTGCACCTACCACATCACTGATTTTCATACCCTCAGGTACGTCAATGATCACTATCTCCTGCCCCTTGACTGGCTTAACCAGTGCCATAATTGAGGCTTCATCCTTGACAGCTCTCTTGTTAGCGACGAGCTGATTGGATATGCGGTGCCGCATTCTGCTGATCTGGCTATTGATGAGGTTGATCTCATCTTGCTGATCGAGATAGTAAGACACTTCCCCTCTAGCGAACATATCCTCAGGATCGGTGTGGAATGCAAGCGGGAAGAGCATAAAGAAATCATCAAGCCCGTACGGGTCATCCCATACCCAAATAGGCCATGACCAATCGTTCTCAGCAAACATGAGAACACGTCGTGTCGTCTTGTCCCATACTCTCCATACGTAAGTGCGTTGTGCGCGTCTATAAGAGCGCTCATCGTCGTAGCCGTACGCAGCGTGTCCTTGTTTCTGGTCATCATCGTACGAGAATAGTGAGAAGTTGGTTATCTCATCGTCGTGACCAGCTAGATTAGGATTACCACTGTCACGAGATGCGGCATCACGCTTCATTACATGCGTGGGCTTATATAGGGAACGCCACTGCCCAGTGTCAGGGTCTTTCGTGCGATACACTGCATTGAGGAAGGCAGTATCAATGATATCACGCACCATGACCCATTTGCTATCACTCAGATCAGGCAGCGTACCATCTGTATCAGTGATGACATCCTTAGGATGCACTGCACGACACCATGGACCAGCAGGTTGCAGCAGATCAATGGTATCATCCATTGCCTGCAACTGACCTTCTAGCTCCTGTATGTCCTTAGTGGTCTTAGCCTTCTCAAGCTTGGCAGCAATGTCCTCTATCTGCGCCATAGCCTCATCACTACTGACT